TAGCAACTGAGCATGTGGAAAATATGATAGATGATATTCTTCCAGTTAGTGCAAAAAAAGAATTAGATAAAATCATAAAAGAAGATTCAAATCATACTTTCACAAATGCTAAAGATGCATTGATGGGTGCTGTTGAAGGAAAATTATCCATAATTAAAGCTGATGGGACAGTTAAACCAATAGAAATGACATTTACACTTAAATATGATCCTACTACTGGGTCATTTGATATTGTTAAGCAGTAAAGGAATATAATAGAAATGTATAATGGATATTTGACAAAGAATTTTTCATATCAAGAAATGATAAAAAGTTTTACTGCGGATAGAATTGGGGTTTCAAATGATGCAACAAGAGAACACGTTATTAATTTGGTAAATCTTTGTAATTTTATATTGCAACCAGTAAGAGATGAATTTGGACCTATTCGTATCAATAGTGGCTATCGTTCTCCAGGGTTAAACAAAGCAGTTGGTGGTTCTAAAACAAGTCAGCATTGTAATGGCGAAGCTGCCGATTTTGAATCCAGTAGAATTTCAAATCCAGAACTTGCATTATGGATTTCTAAAAATTTGGATTTCGATCAGCTTATTCTGGAATTTTATGATGGTAAAGATCCTCACAGCGGTTGGGTACATTGTTCTTATAAAATGGATGGTTCTAATCGTGGTTCTACATTAACTGCTCTAAGAGTAAAAGGGAAGACCCAATATAAGAAAGGTCTTCTCAAATAGGAGAAGATGTGAAAGAAGTAAGAAATTTTCTAATAAGTATTATCCTCAAAATATATCTCCAGTTTCTATTCCTTATCGGGGCTTATTCTAGCCGAATTCAATGGGTTGACAATCAGGTTAAATGGTGTTATAATACATTTAACAAATTAAAAATCCCTTATCAAAAATATTATTAATGTTTTATACCAATGTACAACCCTTTGGCGATAATATCGCAATAAGGGGAGTGAATAATCAGGGGAAGTCTTTTCAAACAAAGATTCCTTATAAGCCTACCCTGTATGTTCATTCCCAAAATCCTTCCGAGTGGAGAACTTTAGACGGTAAGAAAGTTTCTCCTGTCAAATGGGGTTCCATGAAAGAATCCTATCAAGCAATTAAAAACTATGCTGGAGATGTGTTTGGTATAGACCAATTTCAATATGCCTTCATTGCTGATCAATATTCAGGTATGATCAGTTATGATGTTTCAAAAATGAGAATTGCATACATTGATATTGAAGTAGCTTCTGAACATGGATTTCCTAATGCTCAAAGTGCTAATGAAGAAGTTCTTGCTATTTCTATAAAAATTGGTAATGATTTCAAAGTTTATGCTTGCGGAGATTATAATCCTGCACCAAATGTAAGATACATCAAGTGTACTGATGAAAAAGCTTTATTGACAGAGTTTATTAATGATTGGTCTAAAAATTATCCAGATATAGTAACTGGATGGAATATTCGCTTTTTTGATATTCCATATCTTGTTAATAGAATCGCTAACCTTCTTGGACAAAAAACAGCAAAGAGACTTTCGCCTTGGGGCTGGTATAAAGAAAGTAATATCACAGGAATTGGAGGAAGAAGGCATCAAGTATATGAGTTAGTAGGAGTTTCTACTCTTGATTACATGGATGCATATAAAAAGTTTACGTATGTAAATCAAGAATCATATTCATTGAATCACATTGCTTATGTGGAATTGGAAGAAAGGAAACTAGACTATTCTGAAGTAGATACATTACATGAACTTTATAGAACGGATTTTCAGAAATATATTGATTATAATGTACATGATGTTGTGTTAGTTGAAAATCTTGAAAAGAAAATGAAACTTCTAGAGATGATAATATCTCTGGCATATTTGGCAAAGTGTAATTTCAATGATGTGTTTAGTCCAGTAAGAATGTGGGATTGTATTTGTTACAATCATTTGAGAGAGAATAATATTGTAATCCCTCCAAAGAAACATGAAGAGAAGAGTGAGGCATATGAAGGTGCTTATGTAAAAGAACCACAATTAGGTCGACATAAGTGGGTATGTAGTTTTGATTTGAATTCTCTATATCCTCATCTTATTATGCAATATAATATTTCTCCAGAAACATTATTGGGAACTCATGAAGAAACTGGATTAGTAGAATCAATGCTTAATAAAGAATTTGATACTACTTTTCTCAAGGAGAAAAATATTACAATGACTCCAAATGGTTCATTGTATACTAGAGAATATAAAGGATTTTTTCCTTCTCTCATGGAAAAGATGTATAATGACAGAGTTAAATATAAAAAATTATTTATTGATGAACAGAAGAAGGGAAGATCAGCAGATAAAAATAAATTATCTCAATATTATAATCTTCAAGTTAATTTCAAGATTGCTCTTAATTCAGCTTATGGTGCTCTGGGAAATCAGTGGTTCCGTTTTTATGATGTTAGAAATGCTGAAGCTGTGTCCGTTGCAGGACAACTTTCTATTAGGTGGGCTGAAAAGGCAGTCAACAAATATATGAATAAAATTTTAGAAACTGAAGATGTTGATTATGTGTTGGCATCTGATACAGATTCTTTGTATGTGACTCTTGATTCTTTGGTTGAAAAAGTAGGATTAAAAGATACACAAAAGATTATTAAATTCATGGATAGTGTTTGTGAAGGAAAACTACAGAATGTAATTGATAAGTGTTATAATGAAATGGCAGAGTATGTGAATGCTTTTCAACAAAAGATGGTAATGAAAAGAGAGGTTCTTGCTGATGTTGGAATTTGGGTTGCTAAAAAACACTATGTTCTGAATGTTCATAATTCAGAAGGTGTTCAGTATGAGGAGCCTAAACTGAAGATTATGGGAATTGAAGCAGTTAAGAGTTCTACTCCAGAACCATGTAGAAATGCTCTCAAGAAAGCATTTAAACTTATCATGAATGGAACTGAACAAGATGTGATAGATTTTATAGAAGAGTTTAAAGGTAAGTTCCAGAAACTTCCAGCTGAAGATGTATTTTTTCCACGTTCAGTTAAGGGTCTTGCAAAATATTCTGATGCCGCGACTATCTATAGAAAGTCAACTCCAATTCATGTAAAGGGGTCTTTGATATATAATAAGTTACTTCAAACTAAGCGGTTGACAAAGAAGTATCCAAAGATTCAAGAAGGTGAAAAGATTAAGTATTCTTATTTGACTGAACCTAATCCTACTGGTGATTCAGTTATTGCGGTGTTGAATACTCTCCCAAAGGAATTTGGATTACATGAATATATTAATTATGAACTTCAATTTGAAAAATCATTTCTTAATCCAATAAAAGGCATACTTGGAACCATTGGTTGGAATTATGAAAAAGGAAATGATCTTATGGAATTCTTTACATAATAAGGGAAAAATATATGGCAGATTATTTTGATGAATTAATAGGTGTAACAGGAAATCCATATGCATCTAAAGTTTCAGATGGAATGTTAGGGAGTGTAAATGAACATATCGATACAGGATCTTATATACTTAATGCGCTTCTTTCGGGAAGTTTATACAAAGGGCTACCGTCGAATAAAATTACTGCGTTTGCGGGGGAATCGGCGACTGGTAAGACATTTTTCTTACTTGGACTTGTCAAACAATTCCTCATTGATAATCTTGACGGTGGTGTTCTTTATTTTGAGTCTGAATCTGCTCTTACTCCTGAGATGATTGAGGTAAGGGACATTGATACTAAAAGATTTATACAATTACCAGTTGCTACTATACAAGAATTTGCTCAACAAGCATCAAGAGTGGTAGACAAACATATTGAATCTAGTGGTGCTCCTCTTTTACTTTGTTTAGACAGTTTAGGAATGTTATCAACTGATAAAGAAGTTGGTGATATTACTGAAGGAACAAATAAAGTAGACATGACTAAGGCACGAATTGTAAAGGGCGCTTTCCGTGTTTTAACTCTTAAACTTGCTAAGGCTGGCATTCCTCTACTTGTTACGAATCATACATACAAACAAATTGGAACAATGTTTCCACAAGACATAATGGGTGGGGGAAGTGGTCTTCAATATGCCGCTTCAACTATTATATTTCTTTCTAAAAGAAAGGAAAAAATTGGAACTGATGTAATTGGAAATATCATTCATTGCAAAAATTTCAAATCAAGACTCACTAAAGAAAA